AAATCCTCCAAGTTCTTCCTCTAAATCTGCGAACCTTCCAACGTGCCTGATTTTTCCCTGTTCGTAAAGTGGAGCAAACGGCTCTGCCCTGACCATCTTTGATCGAGTGGCAAGGACTGACTTGTAATTTGTTCTTGGCCTAGACGCTTGAATAACCATTTCAACCATTGCACCACCATAATTATTCTCACCCACCAATATGTCTGCGTTGTGCCTGTCGTATGCACTTGTTGCCACTTTGCCCCAAGTTGCAGGCCCTGCTTTGACTGTGCAGTCCTCAAGTAAGTATGCGTTCCCATCCGTCCCCAAAGCTCCTACGATAATGCCAATTGCATCATTGTCAGCATTGTCAGAATCTCCTGCTCCACTAGGGTCAACTCCAACGACCACTCGAACAAACTCAGGTAAGTCTTCCTCTTGAGTGCGCCAACGATCAAAATACAAGTCAGTAAATAATTGGTTAGGGTTAGCATCTGTAAACTCTCCTTCTAAGAATCGTTTTCTGAGCCTGGCTGACAATCCTTCCAAAGTCTTCAAGTATCCGTCCGAAAGATTGTCTACGTTGTCCTTTGGATTGATCTGAAAGTATGCGTAATCCTCGGGAGTGTATACGTTGGTTCCTGTCTCTGGATCTCTGCGCTGCACAAATAACTTGTACGTCCAATGGTTCTTATCTGGAGGGTTGCAGTCAAAGAACATCCTTGGCTTAAGAGGTTTCATCTCAATCTTTTTATCCACCATGATTTGCTGATTGACTTTCTGAGCCAGTCGAGTCATTGCAATCCCCACCGAACCCCAAGCTATCTGGCTAGACTCATTCAAGTAAATTGTGCTGAACTCCATACCTAGAATCTTCTCCGTCCTTTCCTTATCGTCCAATCCACCAAACCAAATCTCTGATCCATTGTCCAGCTTCGCAAACCAATGCGTCTTATCTAGCTTGTAATTGACCGTTGGATAGCAAATCTTCATCACCTTTGGGAATGTATCGTAAACGACCGAGTTGACAACGTGATTGAATCTAAACCTGAGAATTGTGTGTCTTGACCCGCCTGCTTTGATCGCCCTGGTTACTATTTGCCTGATAGTGATGAACGTCTTACCCGAACGTGATCCACCAAATAGCATGACATAAGTGGGGTCTCCACTCATCAACTTCATGGCCTCAATCTGTTTCTCTGTGTACTTAAGCGTCATTGTCGGTTGCTACTTGCATAAGAAGTGGCCCACCTGCTGCACCTGTAATCTCTTGTTCGGTCTTGTCTCTCCAGCCAAGAACATTCTTAGCCGTAAAGATTGAAAAGTTAGCGTTATAGACTCCAGCAGTCGCTCCTTCGACTAAAACTGACTCTTGTAATTGCCTGGCAATCTTATAGGCGTCAGAAAATTCAGGACGAATAAGCCTGTCGTTTGCGTCTCTTTCGTTAGCCCAATGATGTAAAGTTTCCCTTGTAACCCTTTTATTGGCTGCAAACCTTGTAAGGGTAGGGAATAGATTGCATAGTCTTTCAGTCTTTTCTATACCATTAGGAAAAACAATAGTTTTCTCGGTGTAGGCAGGCTGATTAAAGTAATCTATGAGTTCTTGGGCATACTCTGGCTTGTAATCCGTAGGTCTGCCGACTGGGTTGGGGTGTGATTTAACTGTTTTCTTCATAGTGTCAGATTGTAATACTATTCTGACAAATTGCAAATTTATTGTTGGTTTGCTAGTTGATTATGTATGTCTTCTAAATAGTTTGGTGCGTGAACGTCTGTTACGTCTATTGGTTTTTGAGCTAGTTGTTTGTGGAGATTTTCTAGGTAATTGGACGAATGTACGTCATCATTACTTGTTCCAAGGGCTGCTCCACCTAAACTTAAAGGTACAACTCCTGCCAAAATATTGGTACTGGATGATTGAGTTGGATCAAATGCTGCAAATTTACCTCTTATTTGACTTGGATCAAAAACAACTCCAACATCAATTAATTTTGCAGGCCCTGCGCCTGGGTCAAAAGTGTTTTTAAGAATTAAAGCATCATTACCATTTCTTTTAGCTTTATCAACCAAATCGGAATAACTTTCTTCTCTATAAGCCTTACCTTCAAAATCGTGAACTAAGGGATTTTTGTAACTCAAAGCAACAGGCATCACATTACCACCCTCTTGAGTTTTTTCTGCAGCCATCCTTTCAGCTTTAATTGCTTTAAATTTATCAATCTCTTTTAATGCAGATGCTGCAGAATCCTTACCAACTAAATTAGTTATTTCATTTTTAAGATTGTCAAATTGTTGAGTGGTATAAGAGTTATACCATCCATAAGGCATGAGTTCTTTATACTTTTGGTCTAATAATTCAGCTTGTGCTTGAGGATGTTGCAAATTGTAAAAAGTTTGATTGACTTTTTCTGTCATTGTGTCTCTAGCATCACCGTATTTAGCAGTTAACCCTTGAAGATAATTTGATCTTTTTGTTTCTGAATCTTCAGCAACTTGCATTTGTTTGTCGTATTCGTCCCAATTGCCTTGTTTTTCAGCAGATTTTGCCTTTCTCATGGCTTCTCTGTATTCTCTTGATCCACCAAGCATTGAATAACCAGATGCAGTATCTGCTCCATGACCTTTCATTGATGCTGATTGAACTATTTCTTCAGGTGTCAAACCACCTTGTTGTAAAAATTCCAATATATCCTTATCTTTAATATTATTTAACATTGAAGCAGGGGGATTTTGCGGATCACGGGCAAAGAAAAAACCTTTTTTAGCACTTGCTGCGTTTGTTGCCTCCCCAAGAAATTGAGGATTGTAATTAGTAATATCTCCAGTTGTCCCATGATACCAACCATGCTCATAACCTTGTTGCAATGATCTTGTGTAAGGATCGGCAGATTGGCCTATTTTTTCGGCTTCTTGTTGAGCAATTTTAAAATGTTGTTCTCTAGGATATTCAAATTTATTACTTAATGCCTTATGAACATCTTCCAAGTAATTAGGTGCGTGTGGGTCTTGAGGTATTGGAATTGAGTTTCTTTCCTCTATCTTTGCTAGATTTGGGTCAAAAATAACAAAGTTTCTAGTTCCTTCCCTAGCTGCTCGGCTTTGATCGTCTAAATATTTAATTCCTGGAACATCCAGTTTATTCAAAATATTAGATGCTTCGGAGGGATGACCAATCTTGTCGCTCATGCTTAATTGGTTATAAAACGATTTACCTGTTGGATCTGGGTTAGATTTCAATCCTTTTAAAGTATCTTCATCCAATAATGAGGAATCTTTGATAATTGAATTAAATGCTTTTTGTACGTTTTTAGGTTGTTGACTTAAAGGTTTATCCCAATCAAGCATTTTTGCTATGTGTTCGTCTGGTAAGTCTATTTTGTATAAATTGCCAACTTTATTTATTTCATTAATTCTATTTTGATACGCTTTAATCATTGCATTTGCATTTGGATCATTAGATTCTTTTAATTGTTTTATTTGATTTTCTAAATTACCTATTTTCAATTGAATTGAATTATTTGTGTCTTTAACTGATTCTCCTGCTTCATTAGTTAATTTTTTGCGATATAAATCAGCCAATTCTTTTGATTCAGCTAAATAAAGACCATGCCCATAAGCCTGCGCCCCTTCACCAGTTCCAATCTTGCTCATGTCAAATTTGTTGAATGTGTGTGGACTACCATGCCAAGTAGTCATTCCAACTGGGTTGTAAGACTCTGCCATTGCTTGCGCTAGTTCTTGCGTCTTAGGGCCGTAACCCCTTTCTTTGGATGCTTGGGCAAGTGATTCGTTGTACTGTCTGGCCCTGTCATTCGCATAGCCAAGCATTTGCATAAGACTGTTTTGTGGATCGCTGAGAACGTCCGCTGCCCTGCGTTTGTAACTGTCAATCGTAGAGTAAAGATCAGCTATTGAGGGCATTTTAGTTTATCGTTTGCGGTTGTTGTTCAATGTCTACGTCAAATCCATGTTGCCTAAGAAGTGTGACCCAGTCGTGTGCTACTTGTAAAGCTAAACCTTCTCCAAGAATATGAATTGTTACTTCGCTTGTTTCGTCATCAATGTCTATTGTGACGTTAGACCTACTCACTTCTTCTTTTTTGGTTTTGCAGGCATAGCAGTCTTTGAAGACTCCTTGAATGCCTTTTCAGTTGGAGCACCCTTTGATCCAACTGGCCTCATCTTTTCAACTGGCTTACCCTCGGCCTTTTCTTTTTTTATCCGTTCTTGCTTTTTGTGGATATTCGCATAAAGTCCAGGTTTCATTAGCACTTCCAGTTCTTTAATGATGCTTTAGCCCTTTCAGCAGGCCCTTTTGCGTTTTTTACAACACCCTCCATGCGTGCACAAAAACTAGCTTTGCGCCCCTCATCTTTCTTTGTTTTCGGATTTGGAGCAGGCGGTTTTAGGTGTGATCCGTTTTTCTCGTTGTACTCAGCCCGACCTTTTGCCGTCATCCCTGCGCCCTTACTTGTTGGGTTATAGGTCTTACCCTTACCAACTGTCTTGTGAGGGATTGGCTTATCGTGCTTCATTTCTTTTTCTTTTTCTCTGCCTGTCTTTTCTCAGAGTAAGCAATTGCAACCGCTTGCTTAACTGGACGGCCTTCTTTAATTTCTGTTTTCACGTTCTCTTTAAATGCTTTCTTTGAGGCTGATTTCTTTAACATGATTATCCTTGCGTGTGGAGAATTGCATAATTAATTGTGATTGCCTCTGAATAAGCATTGTTTGTTGAGTTTTTAATCACAACAGTAAATTGCCCATTTGTAATTGCTGCAATAAATACGTTATAAGCTCCAAGTGTTCCACCACTTGCGACACTTGCAATAACTGTATCTTTTGCGCTTACTGCCGAACAACTTACGGTAAATACCGCTTGTGCCCCTGGAGCGAGTTGCGAGTTGGCAGTAATGATTGAACCAGATGGAGTATTACAAGTTACACCATTCGTTTTGACGCTAGATTGAGTGACTTGCGTGTAATTACCTGCAGCATACCCTATCTGACCAGTCGCAATGACATTGTTAGCAGAAACAATATCTGCTCCCTGAATGTTTTGATCAGAATAAGCAACACCAATGGCTTTTGAATTACCCATTGTCATTTTTTCATCTTTATGCGAGATAAAGCCTTCATTTGATCGTCAGCGCATCTCTTTGCTGCAGCCAATCTAGTCCTACTTGCCTCTATCTCCCTGGCAGCTTGGAGCGTCCTTAGATCGCTCTCAGCTTGCCATTTCTTCTCTTGAGCCATGTCTCGGCTCGGCATAGATAGAACTTCAACCTTTTTAGCGACCTTGGTTGCCATTATCTGTTACCAGAATTGATATTCTTTTGTGGGAGCATTGGAACTCCGTTTGTGAGATTAGGCTCTTTTACTGGCCCCATTGGAGGACGAATATAAGGCTTTGTGCCATCTCTGCACTCTGTTGCATAGTTCGCAGCGACTTGTAAATGGCCTGGGTCTTTTAGACCAGTCTTGCCCATTTTGTCTTTTGCTGCGTCTGACTCATATTCCATTTTTTCCATTTTGGCCATTTTTATCTCCTTGGGGTTAACGGTGTCCACCGATCCGATAGACTTCGGATGCAGTTGGGGTAATTGATGCAACTGTGACGTTTGCAAATGTGATTGCAACTGTATTAGCTGCTGAAACTCTTGCGCCTACGATTCCAAGACCTGCTTGTGCGGTTGGTTTGTTAAC